AGCACCTGCAAAATTGCGTTAACTTCATCAACAGATAGTTTGAGATTGATTTCCATTATTTACCTTCCAATGCGGCGACTTTTGCCGCGAGTTCTTGAATTGATTTGACCAAAATTGGAATGAGCGTTTGATACGCCACATTCAGGTGTTTTGGTCCAGCCTGCACAACACCGTCCACGTAGTCTTTACCAGCCAAGATCGCCTGCAATTCCTGCGCGATGAATCCGGGTTGTGTGCTCTGGTCCTTGGAGTACCCCGGCTTGTACTTAAATGTCACCGGGCGTAACTGGTTGATGATGTTCAATCCGTCATTCAGTGTCGTAATGTTGTCCTTCAGCCGAACATCAGACCCGTTGACATAAGCGCCAGCACCCCAGACTCCGGTGCCATTGCATTGTAAGTTGTATGCGCCTTGGTCTGTTGTTCCAGCGATATAAACTTCGCCGCCAGCAGTAATACGAGCGCGCTCAGAGCCGTTAGTCAAAAACCGCATCACGGTATCACTACCGTATGCACCTAAATAGAATGCGCGAGTGCCGCCACCCTCAAACGCACACAATCCATAATTGGTCGTCGCGTCTGAGTCGCGCATGTAAATTGCAGCGCCAGTATTGCTTTGAATATCTACCGCTCGACCGAATGAATTTGTATCAACGGGAACTGTTACGCCGATTCCGACGTTTCCAGCAAAATAATTCTGCGCCGTCCCCGCTGCATAGAAGTTCCAGCGGTTAGAGCCAGAGGCGATGTCGGAGAAGAAGCCGTAGTTGTTGGTGGCTGCGGTGAGTGCGCTTCCTGCGTAAAAACCAATTTGATTTGTTACGGCAGACCCTGCTCCAATTGTTAAGTTAGAAGCAGCAAAATGATACGTTGTTGCATTCGTAAATGACGTTGCTTGTGTTGTTAGTGAAGTTTCAAAGCCAATAGCAGCGGTTGTCGTTCCGCTTGGAATGGTAGCGGTTGATATACATGATCTTGAAACTCCGCTTGAAGTCGGAAGCGTGCCTGTTACTTGAAGTTTATTTGCAGCCCCTGCCGCCCCGCCGATCCCGACGTTGCCCGACGTATCTATCCTGACCCTCTCGCTGCCTCCGGTGTAGAAGGTCATCGGGAGGTAGGTGCCGGTGCCGGTGATGGATGCTAATAATTGCGACTCGGTTCCCGATTGACGAACACGCATCACCGCCGCATTAGTTGGGTCACTTACACCAAAAACGTCCAAAGATGACGCTGTGCCTGTGCCGTTAGTCAAAATGTTGACGCGAGTGCCGCCATTCGTTGTGCTGCTTTGGAATGCAAGGCGATTGGATTCCGTCGCATTGCTGAAGTCGCCCGTGATCCGTTGTCCGGTGCCCGCGAAATTCAGGTTTCCGCCAGACGTAACGGTTAAACGAGTGGTCCCGCCCGTAGCAAGGTCAAGCGTACCGTCCGTGTTACCGGTAAAAACGATCCCGCTGCTGTTGGCATTGATCGTGGACATTACTGTTCCTCATCCGGCGGCAGCGGTTCGTTACCTTTTGCTAACCACTCTTGAAATTCTGGGTATTGATCCGTGCAAGTCAGGCGGCACAAACCGTCGTCATCAATGCGAGCGTAAATCTGTGGCGCTTTGGCAGCATTTTGTACGTCATAATTCTGCGTTCCAGCCAAGATATATGTTTGTTCCATTTGAACGCCACAGCACAGGATTCAAATTATCAAGACCTGATGCAGACGTTCCCGTTGCTACACCCTGCAAATTTGTTGTTGCTGAATTTATTGTTGGAACAGAATTTAACGTGACATTCACGTTTTCAAAAACTTGATAATTTGATGCGGTTCCCGTTTGATCTAGCGACGCTGGGGCCGCTCGCATAGGTACAGGGAACGGAGCCATTAGCAAAAAAGTATTTCCGGTGTATACAAAGCCAAGGCCAAACGATTGCCCGCTGTTTGCGTATTGCCTGAAGTAATACCGCTGACACAGCATCAACTCCGTGCCATACGGTCTACGCTCAAACGGAGTGGCGACGGAGCCAGTTTCTAGTTGGACTCCGGTGATGTACCAAGTGGCGTTAAGGGTGCCGATGACGGAGACAGCGCCGGTTGGGGCGACTACGTTTGCCGACGCCCACGCTCCTGCTGTTCCGCTGCGATCTGGGCCTGCGCCCAAACCAAAGGCTGAAATTATTCCAGTTCCGTTAGTTGTTAGCCAAGTTCCGCTTGTGTCGCCGGGAATAGTTACTGTTTTGTATTCCCAAGTGTCAGCAGAAGAAATTGAGTAACTAAATGGATATGAACGGGTACCGCCGTTATTTCTTAACGACCCGCCAAAAGTGCCAGTTAAACTAGAGCGAACCCAAAATGACAGAGTTACAGTACGCGCTGATGCACTTCCCCACATCAAATCAGCGACATTAGTGCCTTCTATAATTTGGGCAGTATTTAAGGTTTGCGCTGCGGTTAGCGTTGCATCTGCTGTCGTGGTAGTTATTTTTAACGAATTAACAAACCCCGACCCTGTAGGCACGGATGAATCTTGTTGCGCTGAAAATGCACCGTCCGTTGTATTAATAATAGGAAATCTATCAACTATAAATGCGCCGCTTGTCGTCACCGCCGCCCCAGCATTACGCTGGTCGATTCGCATATCGCCGTTGATGACGCGGTTACGGAAGAACAGCCCGTTGCTATTAAACGCAGCAGCGACCGTACCGCCTGCCGTTACGGCTACTTCGTTAGCAGCCGGGAAGTACATGCCGGTGTCTAAATCGCCGCTGTTGGCGATACCGGGGGCAGACGCCGTTCCATCAGAAAACGAGGCGGCACCGTTTACCGTCAGTTTTGCATCGGGAGAACTCGTTCCAATTCCGACGTTGCCGGAGGAGTCAATGCGAATGCGGTCAGCCGCTGCTGTAGCGTCGTAAATTCGGAAAGGACCGCCGTCACCGGAAATAAGTTGATACGTGCGTCCGGTCGATGCTGTTGTGTTTGCTAATGTAATTGTTGTGTCTTTGCCTGCAGCAGCACTTCCTGCAAGGTGCAGCATGGTAGTCGGCGAAGCCGTTCCGATTCCAACGTTGCCGGACCCATTAATCGTCATCCGCACGGTGCCGCCAGTCGAAAGATCGAGCGTACCGTCAGTGTTGCCCGTCAGCGTGAGCGCTGTCGGTGTCGTAGAGCCTGCGTTAATCGTACTCATATCACTACCCAGCGCTGGCCAGCAGCGACCGTGATGGCCACTCCAGAGGAGACGGTGTGCGGACCGACGGTCAAGCCGTTGTAGTCGGCGGGGAACGTATAGTTGCTGGCAGAGATGTCTTTGTTGAGCACGATGCCGTTCGAGGCCAGTAGCTCCTCGCCCGTGATCGAGCCGGCTACCGTGACGTCGCCCAGCAAATCCTCATTGACCGATTTCTCAGACGGGTAGGTAACAAAGACGTTCTTTACGCCGGCGGTAAAATCCACCAGCGAACCGGAGTTACTGGACGACAGCACCGTGGTTCGCGACAGGGTAGTACCTGACGACGTATACGTGCCCACGCCCACTTCCCATTGACCGCCCGTTTGAGCGGCAATGACGTAGTAGGTCTCGTTGCCGTTACCAATAGCAGCGAACGACTGGAAGCCGGTGACAGCACCGGCTAGGGTTATTGTTCCCGTGCCAGTGCTAGTCGTGGTTTCCTGAACGCGATCCTTAAGGACAAGGGCCATGTCGACCCCCGTTAAGCGATACGGATAATTGCGTTCGTCGCGTCAGCCGTCGGGAAGATGATCGTGAACGTGCCGTTGGTCGAGGTCTTTGCACCACCGAAGTCCAACACGCAAACGGCCGGATCGCCTGCCGCCGAGTCGTTGTAAATCAACGCACCGTAAGCAGTAATCGTCGCGCTCGTGAACGACAAATCCGCGAAGTCCGTGAACGCCGTCGTACCGCTCGAGGTCGGCGTGACGTTCGTCAACGTGCCGCCACCAGTCGAGTATGAACCCGAAGGCGAAACTTCGTTCGTCGACGTGTAGGCCGTCGTGGCAGCCGTGAACGACGCACTGTTGTCGTACAACGCGAGCTTGAAGGTGTTGCCTGTGCTCGCAGTGAAGTTGTGTACAGCCTGCATCAGCTCCACTTTGAAGCTGGTGCACATGTAATTGCCTGAAAATGCCATCTCTATTCTCCTAACAAATGGACCAGCTCTGGATGTCCCGCCTCACGGAGCTTGTTAGCTACCGAGATTCGATCCTGCTCGACGGCTTCCTTCAAATAGAAGGCGACCACCTGTCTCACGCTCTCTTTGAACGCTATCGCCTGCTCGCGAATGGCCGGGTGAGACTGATCGCCAACATAGACGATCTTGTCAGCCGCTCGCTGGGCAAGCTCTTCCGTCGACCACCCACGGAACTGGGTAGTTTGGACTTGTACCCCGCCAACTAAAACGGGCGATGAAACATTGATCATGGACCGGGCGACTCCGATTTAAGCGGCATACGAATCATACCATCGCGGTACTCGTCGCGGCGGCGGCGTCCCTGCTGCTCGATGCCCAGGCCCTGTATCGCTTCGCGATACGAATTGCGGAAGTACTGGAGCATGTTGTCCGGGCCCTTGGTGTAGCTGTAGGCCTGAATCAAACAGGCATAAAGCAGGGCTTCCGGAGCATTCGTGCTGATCCAGGTCGTCGGGGTCGCCGGTGACAACTGCGCCGGGCGGTAGATGTAGCCTAGCTCCACCACGTAGTTTGAGTTCGGGGTGGGTGCGATGTAGAACGTGTTTTGATCCCACACCGAGTAGTACTTGGGCACGCCAGTCGTGTTGCCGTTCGGCCAGTATTCCTTCATGAACGACGTATCACGGAAGTCCAAGAAGATTTGGTTGTTGTTTGACGTGATCATCATGTACCGGTGGGTCAGGATGTCACTCGGGGCGGTCAGGAATTTGTTGCCTGACGTCATGTTGGCAGTCGCTTCGAGCTTGAACACGTCAAGATCGATCTCGCGAAGAATCTGGTTCTCCGCCATCGTGATGAACGTATTGATCACCGCATTGGTGAACACGTTAGAGTTCACCTCGGTGTAGTTCCGAATGTTCGTGACTAATTCGTCGTACGTCATGATGTAGCCACCAGAACTGACCCCACTACGCCTTGAGCGATCAAAGCCTGGCCCTCGATGTAGGGCCGCATATCGTTCGTGTTACGAGCAGAGCCGTAACTTTGAAAAGCCGTAAAGCCGGGCGCGCCAACGTACACGGAAACTGGTTCAATGCGATCGGGCCTCGGATCGCGCAGAGCGATCGCGTCACCCCGGTAACGCAACGGCTCAAGCTGCGGCTCTTTCGGCTCGTAGTCGTCCGGACAAACCATGTACCCCTGCCAGTTCTTGCGCAGGGTGTTGTAGGCATATCGCTGCCCACAATAGTCGCACAGTCCGTAGGAGAATTTGCCGGTTGCGTAGGCCACTTAGACCCCCATGTCTGGGATGAACTGCACACTGGCAGTATCCCGATCTTCCATGGCGGCGCGGTTGAAGTCCTCTTCGTAAATCGCCTTGAGTGCCGCCGTACGATCCGGCGCAAACTTCAACGACAACTGGTAAGCCAGTCCCGACGCAAGACACGGCAGGAAGCGAAAATTAATGTCCGCATCATTGGTGTACGCGCCAGCGTCTTGAATCCGACGAATCCGATAGTAGACAAAGGTATATGTCTGGTCGGCCGCCGGGTAGAAGAACACTTTCGGAATGTTGGTTCGCTGGACATAAAACTGTGCCGGACGAGCTTGCGTTGTCTTGTCAGGGACGTTCAACCAGTCTTCTCGGCTGATACGCTCGATGTACACATCGCTGTTAATGCCTTGGTTGTTCTGGCGAATGATCGCCTCCAAGACATTGACCGTATCGGCAGCGAGGCTGATTTCATTGGTTCCTTGAGTCAGGGTGTACGTAGCCTGCTCAATGGTCCAAAGATTCAAGCCACGATTGGCCCAATCCAGAAACAGCAAATTGAGCGAGCGACGTGCGGAGTTGAGCTGATAGCCGCTCGTCGGCCGCATGCCGCAACGCTCAAATGCTTCTTCAACCAAATCATCAATCGATAGGTTGAAGTCTGTTGTGCCGGAGGTAGGCATCGATTAGCCGCAAGACCCGCCGTAGCGCATCTTTTTGACTTTCTTGACCTTACCGCCCTTCTTCATGCCCATCGCCATCATCTTGTGCTGATTGATAGCGCCGCCTTTGTTCATCATGACCGGGCCAGTCTTCTTGCTGGTCTCCGACACCATGTGATTCTTCGGGCCTTTTCCAACAGCGCCACCACCGCGAACGGCTGCGCCCATGCCACGTCCGGCCATGTTACTTACCCCGCATCGCGCGACCGCGCGCGTCCTTGCTGTTGCTCTTCATGGCACGGCCTTTCTTATCGGCCATACCGCCCTTCTTCATCTTACCGACGCCATCAGCAGCGAAAGAAGGAACCTTCTTACCGCCCTTCATGACCATCTTGAGTTTGCCAGGCATTGTTAATCCCTCGTAGTACGGATTTCGTCAAGTTTAGCTTCAAGACGATTGAATCGTTGGTCAACATGCGCGACAAACTTCTCGATCCTATCGTCCACTTCTCTGCGAGTGATGTGATCTCTCGCAATCTCCTCACGGGTCCGGTTGAGCAAAATATTCAGCCGAGCCAGTTCATCAAACTTACCCTTTAGCATGAATCCCATCCCGGTCACTATCGCTGACAGGATGATGTTCCAGATCATGATTTCCATCGACTAACACTTCCATCGCCGACGGGCCTGCCGGATCCGGCTGTTTGGATCCTTGGCCGCTTCTGGGTACATCTTCATCTGGCCGGCGGAACGTGCACAAAACGATTTACGTCGCTTTGCCCGAGCAGGGCCCGGATTGGATTCCGTCACGGCCGTCTGAAGTTTGCTGCCGGGGTTGGCTTTGCGATAGGCGGCAACGCCTTTTTTGGTCATGCCGGCACCTTGCTTCGTCGGGCGGAAGTTACCGCTCTTAACCGAAGTTTTGATGCCCATGCCCTTGCGTACAGCGCCGCCGCCACGCATAGCCACACCCATGCAACCAGGCATTAGGCTGGCGCTCCACCCACGTACAGCACGGTGACGCTCAACACTTGCGCATCGGCAAGCGTTACGTACACGCCGTCGGTGGCGAGGATCCCGTCATCTGGAATGATGAGGTCATAGGCTCCGGCAGATGCCGGAGTCTTGATGTCGAGAATCGTCGTGCCACTGGATCCGCCCGTCTTAAGGGTAAAACCCGATGCCGTACCTGTGTTGGTGAAGTACACGCCTTGCACGCGTGTGCGGCCGTTCACCGCGTCGCCGGTAGCAACAACGGTTTTTGCCTTAACGTCACTAGCGAAGCTCATGGCGAGCCTCCTATTAGGCTACTTTGAGAACGGTGACTCGGAAGGAGCCAGAGGCCGGGTCGATCGGAGAAGCCGTCACGTTAGCAACGCGAACCTTAACGGTGTTCGCAGCAGAGACGTAGCCCGTCACAACAAGGCCCGACTCGATTGCAGCCGGAGGGCCGACCATCACGACGTCGCCCACCGCAGCACCGGTCACGGTGATGCCAGACGAGTCAGCGGTCGTGTTAGCCGCAACTTCCGTAAAATTGATCGTGGAGGTAGCCGTCAAAACAGCAGTGACGGTGTTGCCGGTGCCGGCGACAAAGCCGTTATCAGAAACTACCGGGCCTGAAAAATGTGTTGCAGCCATGATTACAATGCTCCTTTAAGATGTCCATATTTAAGCGCTAACCTGCGAACACTGCCCGTGTCCGCTCCCAAAACACGTCCGCGCTCTGCATAAGACATGTCTGGATTGTCTACGATATACCTGACCTTAGCAACAAATGCTGGGTCGCTAAAAAATCGCCTGCGCTGCGCTTTCCTTAACCTTTCCCGGTATTCCGGCGTTTGGTACTTGTGCGAAGCAGCGCAACGTACTCGGGACAAGCGTTGTTTTGTGGCATCCGAATGCCTTTTCCCACGCATCGGACACTTAGCAAAATCAGCGATGTTGTAAAACGTCGGCTCCTCAAAAAACGCCTCTCCGGACAAGAACGCCTCTTCAATTCTGTCTAGGTCCTCAACATCCTCACACTCGACCTCGAGTGTCCACTCAAACGCTTCTTCGCCATACTTGTTAAAGGCGTTCTGGAGCTTTGGGTTGGTGTGGATGTTCCGACGAAGCAGACGAAAGTGTTCTGCCACGCGCTTTCTGACTCGTTGGGATTGCCCGACATAACAAAGCCCTGTGACTTTGTTTTTGATCTTGTAGACCCCAATGCAGTCTTGCGCGTATGGCATATCCTAGTCCCTTGGTCCTAGGGTATGCCATTTTTTAGGTAAAAAGAAGGGGGTCTTTCAACCCCCTCCTCTTTGCCGTCTTAGGCAGCGCCAGGCGATCCGAAGATGCCACGCGGGTCGCTGAAGCCGAAGCTGTAGCGCTCGCGAGCCTTGTACCGCACGTTGCCGGTATCGAAGTCGCCCTCGAAACCAGTCTTGATGGCAACACGCTGGAACATCTTCATGCCGTTCGGAGCGTCGGTCTTGATGAACCAAGCGTCCGGGTCGGTCAAGAAGTGGTTCACGGTGTAGCCCTGCGGCACCATGCCCATGTTCTTCACGGCGTTGATGTCGTTATCCGCAGTGCCAACGCGCAGCGTCGACTTGAGGATACGGTCAGCCGTAAACATGAGTTCCTTCGGGATGATGAGCTTGAGGCCCTGAACAGCGATCTTCAGGCCACGCTCATCGGTGAACTTGGCGATGTCGATCAGAGCCTGCTCAA